TATCCACGGTATTCTCTCAGGAAAAACCTGGAGAAACTACTAACAACTCGACAAACACCGGCAAGTACTAACGATACTTGTTGAATACAACGTAGACCTTTCCTTAACACAGCTGAAGCCCATGCGCTCGGCGTTGAAGGATTTAAAAATCTAGAAGACCAGGTAGGAGCTTTCTTAGGAGGTATTAGTGATTTCTTTGAGGGTAAACACAACGGTCTTTCTATAACAGGTAGACAGAAGATAGCTGCTAAGTGGCGACCTCATCTGATTAGTATTGGTAAGCATATGCTAAGTGCTAAGCCTGGGGATATCAGGAAGATACTTGACAATCCTTTGATTGCTCGTATTGAAGGAGAGGAACTGGGTAAGTTCTTCAGGTTTGCAATTGAAGCTGCTAAGGTTGATGCATTCTTAGATGGTAACTATACAAAGCGTAGTCTCCAGAAGTTGTCTGGCTATAAGACTGCTCTGGCTTTGGAACAAGATGCAAGTAGTTCAGGAGCACAGATCATAGCACTCACCACGAGGAATAGACAACTAGCTGAGCTTAGCAACGTAGTTCCGACAAATCAGAAACAGCGACTATATGATGTTGTTGCTGCTGATACTTTCAACGATCCTAGGTTTAAGAAGCTTAATGAAAAGTTAGGATTGAATGAGAAAGACCTTAGAAAGGCGTCTAAAGCATTATCGATGGTTTCCTTTTATGGAGCAGGCCCAAGGACAGGTGCCCTGAATGTAGAGACTAAACTAGCTAAAATACTAGGCAAGGGTCCAGGAACGCTAGTGGTAACGGCCAAAGAGCGTGATATTATCTTGAACGAGATATCAGCAAGAGCTGCTAGATATGAACGCTTTGACAAGGTTACAGCTTTAGAGCTGAAGGCGTTAAGAAAAGACGTCAGGGATATATTCAACAAAGGGATAGACCCTGGAGCTGATATTATGAGCCAGCTGTATTTTCTAGATAGTGCTACTAAAGATGTTCTAGAGAAGATGTCTAGAAATTACAATAAAGTAATAACCCCTGAAGACTTCAAACAGATAGCGAAGTTAATGAGTGGACATTTAGAAGAACAAGTGCCTATCTTGAAAGACTTTACCAGGTTTATGGGCAGACTAGCTGAGTCATATCTAAATACAGCGAAACCCGCCAGTGCAGCTTTTGATTGGAAGGTAATCGCTAAGATGAGTTTACTAGGAGGCCCTGGACGAGGCTATATCGTGTCTAAGGAACTCAGTAAGTACTTCGGTGACAGGCTGGGGAAAGGTCTGTCTACATCTCTTGGTTTCAAGGAAGGCGAGAGGATTAGCGAGAGGTTTCTCAAGAACTTCGGTTTTTGGAAACCTAATGGAACACTGAAGGAAATCATATATGGCGTCAGTGATCCGTTAGATAGACGTACTGGTGCTAAGTACTTAAAACTAGAAGCATTCCAATTGAAGACTTTGAATGAAATAGAGATACTACATGCTAACAAACTCCCTAAGAGTTGGACTAATGTTCCTTGGGTTAATTTTGATGGCAAGATAGTTGAACAAAACTTTACCCAAGTCTTTGAAGAGCGTCTGGCATACAAGAATAAGTTCGGTGATTTTTCTATGAACATCTTGCAGATACCTCAGAAGACTACATTGACCTGGTGGGAAGATGTCATAAACAAGTCTGGTAAAGTAAATGATATTGCAGACACAACCAAGGCAAGGACAGCTTTCGGAGTGAATGCTAATCATTCCAACGATGCTGTAGTTGTTAAGAAATTTCATGAATGGGGAAAGGCTAACAATGTTCCAACATCGACGATCCACGATGCCTTCTTTGCTAATACAGCCCAAATGGTGCAAGCGAGAAAAGCTCTACGTGAGATCTACGCAGATGTTTTAGATTCTAATGTAATTAAGAAGACACTCGATGAGATGTTATCGAGAGGACTTCCTAAAGCAGTTTATAATAAGTACTTGGAAGAGGCAATAGCGATAGGTCTCATCCCAGTACCTGGCAAGTCAAGGATAGGTGGTAAATTAATGCTTGAATCTGACTTACTAAAGAAAGAAGATATATTAAGAGACCTACCAGATGGTTTTGAAGAAGACTATGCTTGGTATGGTATTGGTTGACGTAAGAAGTTCTTACAGAGTCGTACTCAAAGGTAACAAATACAATGGCTGAAGATACAACAGATAGCAGTAGTCCCGATACTACTAACCCTACTATTAACATTACGCAGACTGCATTAGATGAGAAGATAGCAGCTACCGTAAAAGATGCCATAAAGGACATCAAAGGTAAATTGGACAATGCTTACTCCTCTAGAGATGAGTTACAAATTAAAGTAGCTGGTTTTGAGGATAAGCAACGACAAGAAGAGATAGATAAGCTAAAGGCTGATGGGAAGAATAAAGAAGCCTTCGAAGCAGAACTAGCAGAGGAAAAGCGTAAAACCTTTGAAGCTGAAGAAGCAAGCAGAGTAAAGGATAAGAAGATTGAAGTATTGTCTAGAGACAATGAGCTTCGTAATGTACTCTCAGAGCTAGACTTCAAGAATTCTAAAGCTAGCGAATCTGCTTTCAATGAGATATCTTCTAATCTTGTCAAAGATGAAGATGGAAACTGGGTACACAAGAGCAGCTCTGCTGACATCAGTACCTATGTGGAAGCTTTTGCAACTGAAGAGGATAACGACTATCTCTTTAATGTGAAGGCCTCATCAGGTTCAGGAGGCCCCCCCTCAACACAATCTTCAAGTAATGTTAGTGATAAGAGTTTATCATCAATGTCACAAGAAGAAGTTCTTAATAAAGTACGTCTCGGTAAACTAAAGAGAGGCGGACACAAGTAAAGGATAATAAGAAATGCCACAAACAATTACAGTCCATAACGACTCGAATCTGGTACTGCAGGAAACACTCGGTATGTACGCTGACGAAGCATATACAAATGCTAAGAAGCTGACCGATACTGGTATCACAAGCGGAAATCCCCAGATTGACACTGCTGGTGAGACATATATTGGTCAGATGCGTTGGATGAAACCCCTAACACCTACCATCGAGATTATTTCTCTGACCGACAACACTGACGGTACACCTACTAACACTGATTCTGCATACCTAAACTATGTCAAGTCAGTAAGAGCTACAGGTGCTGAGAAACTTAACATGGCTAAAGTCGTTACACAACAAGACGGCTTAGCTAAAATGGCTCGTGATTTTGTTGAGACAAGAACACAAGACGAAAGCAATGCTTTACTGTCTATCCTTAAAGGGGTAGCACTGTCTGAAGCATTAGTAGGAGCTGCCTCTGGTGGTACAGGAGCAGGCTTGGGTGGTCAAACTTGGTCTGACACAGATACAGGTGACTACGGTTTCTATGTAGAGCTAGGTAGCAAGTTGATTATTGATGCATCAACCATAGCCCAAGGAGCACAGCGTGCTCAAGGCTTCTTAGATGCTATTGGTATGGCTTGGAAAGACTATGAGCCAGAGTGGGCTTACTTAGTAACATCACCTAAAGTGATGGCTTCATTACGTGCAGCTAACTTAGTAGACCAAAGTCGTGTCCAGGATGCGAATGTTGAATTTGAGACTATTTTCAACGGTAAATTTCGTTTAATCTCAACACGATCTACCACTCGCTTCTTAGGTACAGAGATAACCAAGCTTAATACAGGTGGTGGTGATGATATCTCTAACGCAGGTGAGACTAGCTTCATTGTGTTACCAGGAGCTATTGCTAAAGAAAACTTGATTATTGACGAAGATGTAGAGATCACACGTAAGGGTTCCTCTTATCGCGGTGGTGGTAAAACTGATATCTGGTATCGTTGGGGCTATGTTATGCATCCAGCTGGCTACGATTGGGTAGGCTCTACTACAACATTTGCTTCTGATGCTACCTATTCTGGTTGTAATGACGTAGATAGTGTAGGGCTTCCATTACTGGATGCTAACATTGCTATCGGAACAGCTACGGGTATTTGGAAACGTAAAGCTACTTCTGCGTTATCATTAGGCATCTTACCAGTCTTCCACGACTAAGAACATGGCGCTCGTTAAGGGTACAAATTCATACGTCACTGTTGCTGAAGCTGATACTTACTTTTCGGAAACTGCCAA